GAATTGAACGCCGCTCGCACCGGCTTGCGGCTTGGCCTGACAACACGGGCAGACATTATTGCGGAGCAAGGCGGCGATATCAACGACATCAATAACCAACTTATTCTTGAAAAGGAATTTGCGGATTCCGAAGGGTTGGTTTTTGACGGCGACCCCGCAAAGGTCAACGGCTCGGGTGCGGCTCAATACGTCGCCCCGCAAGCAACGGCGCAACCTCCCGCATAAGACGCCGGTAACTTACTGAAAAGGTTATGAAAATGGAAAATCTGGAGCCGTCTGGCCCCGGGTCGGAGACGCTTGTCTCGATCCCTGAAATGAAAATAGGCTCGCTTCGGCGGGCCTTTTCTTTTGACCGCGCTGCAATTGACGAGGCGTCGCGAACAATAGCGCTTTCGTTTTCGAGCGAATTGCCCGTCGAACGTTGGTTCGGGTCTGAAATCCTTTCGCATGAGCAAGGCTCGGCAGACCTCAATCGCCTCAATGACGGCGCGCCGCTTCTTTTCAATCATGACCCTGACCGGATCATTGGCGTCGTTCAAACGGCCATGATTTCAAACGGGCGCGGCGTTGCGACTGTCCGCTTCGCCTCGACGGACGCGGCGCAAGAAATGGCCGCAATGGTCAATGACGGCATCATTCGAAACGTCTCGTTTGGCTATCAAATTCTCGAAATGAAGGAAGCCCCGAAAGGGACATTCACGGCAACCCGTTGGGTTCCCTATGAAATCTCGTTGGTCTCAATCCCCGCCGACCCGACCGTAGGTGTCGGGAGGTCGGACGACCAGCAAGAAACCCCGATGACAAAAGTCATTCGGGAATTACCGGCGATTGAGGCCGAAACCACCCCCCCCTCTAAAAAACAGGATATTAAAATGGATACCACCGTTGAAGTAACGGCGGCAGAGAATGCCGCTACTGCAAAAGAGCGCGAGCGCATTTCTGGCATTAGCGCCCTTGCCCGGATGTTTGTCGGCAATGACGACCTCGCTAACACGCTGATCGATAGCGGCAAGTCGCTCGACGAAGCCCGTGCCGCGTTCCTCGAAAAAATCGGCGCCCGCCAAAAGCCGATTACGGGCGAAGAGGCCAAGATTGGCATGACGAGCACGGAATTGAAGCAGTTTTCGTTTGCACGAGTTATTAACGCGCTTGCGAACCCGACTGACAGGCATATGCAGGATGCAGCGGCATTTGAATTCGAATGCTCTCATGCGGCGCAAAAAACTTCAAAGCGGCAAGCGCAGGGCATCATGATTCCGTATGACGTGCTGCATGGTCAGCGCGATTTGACGGTTACAACCGCGGCGGAAGGCGGCAACACCGTCGCTACCAGTTTACTTGCAAGTTCCTTTATCGACCTGCTTCGCAGTAAAATGGTCGTTTCTGGCCTCGGGACGCAAATGCTCATGGGCTTGACAGATTTTGTCGCAATCCCACGTCAGTCAAGTGGTGCTTCAGCATTCTGGGTCGCGGAAGGTGTAGCACCTACTGAATCCCAGCAAGCATTTGACCAAGTCACCCTTGCCCCAAAAACGCTTGGAGCCTTCACTGATTTCAGCCGTCGTCTTCTCCTCCAGTCGTCGATTGATGTTGAAAGTTTTGTAAAAAGAGATTTGGCGTCGGTGATTGCATTGGAGGTTGACCGCGCCGCTATTCACGGCACAGGAACGGCACCACAGCCTCGCGGTATTGTCGCGACCTCTGGTATTGGTTCGGTCGCTGGCGGCACTAACGGCGCTGCCCCTACCTACGCGAACATTGTCGCGCTTGAGACAGCGGTCGCTGTTTCGAACGCGGATATCGGTTCTCTGGCGTATCTTACGAATACGCGCGTGCGTGGGTTGCTGAAAAGAACGTTCGTTAACACCACTGGCGGTGAAACGCCTGTCTTCACTCAGGATGGGATGATGAACGGGTATCGCGCGGCGGTCACAAACCAAGTGTCGAATACCCTGACAAAGGGTACATCGGTTGGTAACTGCTCCGCTATCATCTTCGGCAATTTCTCCGATTTGATCATCGGCATGTGGGGCGGACTTGACCTGACAGTTGACCCATACACGTTCTCAACCTCTGGTACGATTCGAATTGTCGCGATGCAGGACGTTGATGTCGCTGTCCGTAACGCAGCCAGCTTTGCGGCAATGCTCGACGCATTGGCTTAATCTTGATGGCGGGGTTGAAAGCCCCGCCTTCTCTTTTTGGAAGGTTCCAACATGAAAATCTTGATGATCGACAATAGCTTTGCCTCTGGCGAATTGGTCGAAATGGGTAACGAATACGACCTCGACGAATACGACGCTCGCGCGCTCGTATCTGCAAAACGCGCTATTTTTGTTGATGCAGCAAGCGATGCTGCTCTGCCTGATCCCGAGCCTTTGGCAGACGCGGCACCTAAGAAGTCTGCTAAGAATGTTTAACGAAAACACGGCCTATTTTTTGGCTGACTTTGGCGTTGACGCCGTAATAGGCGGCGTCACGTTCAAGGGCATTCTTGATCGTCCCACAGACGTCTTAGCTGACGGGATGATGTTGTCCGATAGCTACGATCTGACATATGCAACTCTTGACGCCGTTGTTCAGATTAACGCGTCTCTCACCGTTGACGGCGTATCATATAAGGTACGCGACGTCCGGGCGATTGATAATGGCAAATTCTCGATTGCGTCTTTGAGCAGAGTATAATGGCAAAACGTGAGGAAATTCTAGCGCAGATCGCAACTGCGCTTGGCACAACCACGCTTGTTGTTTTGCCGATTCACCGCTCAAGGGTTGTTCCTTTAGAGCGAAGCAGGCTTCCTGCAATTGTCGTCGAGCCTGTCAGTGATAATGTCGAAAGCGAAACGCCGCTCGGCTTTCTACAATGGAACATGAGTGTCCGCGTCATCCTTTACGTTCTAGGTGACGTGCCTGACCAAGTTGCTGATCCGATTGCAGCGGATATCCACGCGAAGATTATGAGCAACACAACCTTAAATGGGCTTGTGATCGACATCATGCCCGTGTCGGTCAGCTTTGACCTTCTCGATGGCGATCAACCGCGTGGCGCAATTACCATGAATTTTTCAATTATCTACCGCACGACCCGTAACTCGGTCGCCTAAAGGAGCCTGACATGCCATTGCTTACCAGAAAAAGAACGCTTCTCGCGAAGCTAGAGACAACGTATGGGACAGATTCCGTGCCAACCGGCGCGGCAAATGCCGTCCAAGTCCGGAACATGACGGTTACTCCGATTGTCGGGGATTCTGTTCCTCGCGACCTTGTGAGGCCGTTTCTCGGCGCGTCTGAAAATGTGCAAGGAACCCGACACGTTGCGCTCGAATTTGAGATTGAATTGCAAGGCTCTGGCACGGCGGGGACGGAACCGGCGTTCAAAGACATCCTTGCCGCTTGCGCGATGACCGTCACGACGGTTGCGTCAACGTCGAACACCTATCGACCGAATTCGAACAGTGCGCCGTCGTCGCTTTCGATTTACTTCAATCTGGATGGCGTTCAACACCGGATCACAGGCGCGCGCGGCACGTTCAAATTGTCGATGCAGGTCAATCAAATACCGGTGCTGCAATTCTCGTTCAAGGGGCTTTATAACGCGCCTTCCGACGTTGCTGCGCCATCGGTTACCTACACGTCGTATCGGACGCCTCTTGCCGTTTCGACTGCCAACACGACGGCTTTTTCGATTCACGGGTATACCGGAATGCTTCAGTCGCTCGAGATCGACCTCGGTAACTCTATTGACCACATGGCTCTCGTCGGCTCTGAATACATTCAGATCAGCGGGCGGTCTGTCACCGGAACGGCAGTATTTGAAGCGCCGACCATCGCGGCCAAGGATTTCTTTGGGCTCGCCGCCGGAACCGCGCTAGGGGCGCTCTCGATCACGCATGGAACGGCGGCGGGTTCACGCGCCGTGATCACGTCATCCACGGTCGATGTTCAAAACCCGACCTATGCCGATAACAACGGCGTGGCGATGATTTCCGTTCCGTTTATTCTCGTTCCTTCCACATCCGGCAACGACGAATTGTCGATTGCCTTCACATAAGAGGTCTCATGTTCAAACTTGCGCAATCGGCCGAGTATTTCTGGCCGGTCAAATTTTCGTTGCCTGTCGAAGGCGGTCGCTTTGAGAAGTCCACATTTGACTGTTTGTTCAAGCGTCTTTCTCAATCGCGAATTGATGAAATCATTCTTGCCGCTAATTCAGGGGCGATGAAGGATTCAGACATTGCTCGTGAAATCGTCGTCGGGTGGCGCGGCGTGACGGATGACAAGGGGGATGAAATTGAGTTTTCGACCTCTGCATTCGGGCAACTTCTCGATGTGCCTATGATGGCGACCCACATTGCCGGCGCTTTCATTGATAGCCTTGCCGAGGCGCGAAGAAAAAACTAACGGACGCCGCCGTCTATTGGGCAAGGGGCGGCGTTAAGAATGACATGGCGGACGATTTAGCCGTGTTCGGAGCGCCGGATGAGGTCATTCAAGAGGCTCTTTTAGACGATACCCGTTTTGAGGTCTGGCCTGAAAACTGGCAATATCTAGAACTCTTTTGCCGGTGCCGAACGCAATGGACGGTTTCGTTCTCTGGCGTTGTCGGGTTGAATTATCCGGCAATTGAAAGCCTCATGCGAATGATGAAAATTGAAAACACGCCGGAATTCTTCTCGGAAATTCAGGCGATGGAATTTGCGGCATTACCGGTTTTGAATGAAAAGGCCGATTGAATGGCAATGAATTTGAACGCGGCAATCACGCTGACCGCGAACGTCAACGGAACGGAACGGGTCGAGCGTTTCAACAAAGCGTTCTCGAATATTAACGGCTCGGCTCAAGGCGCGGTGGCAGCTTTTGCAAATATCGGGAACGCCTTCGCCTCATTCTCCCGCGTCATGAGCGCGGTTCCATATCTAGGCGCGGTTGTCGGCTTCCAGCAAATTGGGCAGGCTCTCAAAGCGGCGGTCGATAATGCCGACAATCTCAATGACCTGTCACAAAGGACAGGTATCGCAGTAGAACGGCTATCACAGTTTTCGACAGTGGCACGGATGAGCGGCACCGATATCGGGTCGGTTGCAGTCGGCCTCAAGACGCTCGCAAAAAACATGGTTGAGGCGGCAAACGGGAACGCTGATCTATCCCGCCTGTTTCAAACGCTTCAAATCAATGTCCGCAATTCGGACGGCACCATGCGGGATGCAGGGCAAGTGCTCTTGGATTTGTCTAGCCGCTTCCGTGATATGGAGGATGGCGCGGTCAAGTCTGCCCTAGCGGTCAAGTTGCTCGGCAAGTCGGGTGATCAAATGATCCCGATGTTGAATGAGGGCGCTAACAAGATCGAACGTTTCAAGGCGGTTGTCGGGAGTGACTTTGCGCAGGCGTCTGATCAATTCAATGACCGGCTTGTCACGCTTGGCGATTCGTTCGACACGCTCACGTCCAAACTTGCTAACGGCTTCCTGCCAGTTGGCAATAGCGTGGTTAAGATGCTCACGGAAGCATTGAACGGCTTAAGCGCACTCGGTGAGAACGTCGATAAGCAACCCTTTAGATCATTTGGTCGAGGGCCGCTCCCGCCTGACTGGTATCAGCAACAAGCGGCGGCGGGGAACAATAACCCCGGGATACAGATATCAATTTCCAAACCGCCTCAAAGGCCGCATGGCTTTGATATGGCACTCAAGATGTCGGACAGGGCAGAGGCTCTTGCCGAGATTGCAGGTCAAGGGCTTGCGGCTAAGAGCCTTCCGAGAGCAGATGCAGCGGCTCGGACGATGAACAACACGCTTAACCAAACGAACGTCATCGTTGACGGCTTGTGGAAGCGGTCGCAGACTTTCGCGGAAGGCTGGAAATCTGGCCTTAGCCAAGTGGGTGCGATGGCGAATGATGTTGGTGGCGCAATCGAGGATGCGATGACCGGTGCGTTCCGCAATGCCGAGGATGCGTTCGTGTCATTCGTTCAAACCGGCAAGGTCGATTTCTCATCGCTGATCAATTCAATGATTGCCGATCTGGCACGGGCGCAATT